CAGGTTTTTTTCCAACTGGTGCTTGTGAACCACCTTTTGGCAACGGAGTACCAATCTCACTAGTTTGTCCATGCAAAGATCTTGCATCGTCAGCAGAACTTTGTCTTGTCTGTGGATTTTCTAATGGTGTAGTTTTACTGTGTTTGTAACCTTGTCTGTAATCTGGGCTTACTGCTCCTTGCCCAGTTGATACTTTAGTTAGAACATCCTTTAGTTCCTGTGGCATCTGATTCCAAGCCTTGGATAATAATCTTGGAGAATAGGCTCTAGCCTTCTGAAGTTGTTCAGTTCTCTCTTCCATAGACATATCATCCCAAGCCTTGTTTACTATAATATCCTTAACAAAGAAAGTTTCATCTAATGGAACTTGATAGAATTTGCCATCCTCTTTAAATACTGTAACATAAGTTGCACTCATCTTGGTTACTACACCATGATTTTCTTGCCCATTTACGAAGTAATTAATCTCGTCTCCTACCTTAGTTTTTATTATCTTGTTCATTGTCATTTTCCTTACCTTTACTTTCTCTAGATACTATATAAGTTTCACTAATATTACTAGGAGACTGTATTTCTCCTACAGGTTTTCCTATTAATGAAGGTTCATTGTAACTTTCCATAGGATATACATTTGCTACACCTAAATCTCCATATCCGCTAGCATCTTTTTCTAATTTATATAGGAATTCTTCCATAGCTTTTATCAATGATTTCTTTTTACGTCTTGTATTACGCCTATTAACTCCTGAAGCATATGATTCTGAAAAATTACCTGTGCTTACCATTTGTTCTCTACCTCTTTCTATTTGTTGTTCTCTTTTTCTATCTACTTCATCTTGTCTTGGTGCTCCACGAGAGAATTCACTTGTGAAATCTGATGTTGATACAGTCTTCTTTCCTTTCTTTCCTTTCTTTCCTTTAGGTTTTTCAACCTTCTTGCCACTCGACAATGCCTCTCTTTTTTTCTTAGATGCTTCGTGTTCTCTTTTTAGTCTCTCTAATGCATCTGCATTACTCTCTTGTTTCTTTTCTTTCTTTTTCTTTTTTGGTTCTTCTTTTATCTGTGAAGTTGATGCTGTCGCTGTCTGAGAAGTCTTGTCATCTGGTTTTGGTATTGCACCGCTTTGTGTTCTAGATGTTTCTGTAGATGTTGGTGTTGGTGCTTTACTATTTGTCAATGGTTTTTCTTTTTCACCTCTTCCTAATAATCTGTTTAAGAATTTTCTTGACTTTGATTCTTTTTTGTTTTCTTTTTTGTTTTGTTTACTTGAAGTATTTGTAATTGGTGCTGCACTGTCTTTTACCCCACCTGTAGTAGGTTCATCTGTTTTTACACCTGTTGAAACGGTTCTTGACAAAGGTGATTTTCCTCCGTATGGTTGTTTGTTGCTTACTGCAAATGTTTCTGCTGGTTTCTTTTCAGTTCCTTTAGGTAATGCTGCTCTTACTTTAGGTTTTTCAGTGAATCCTTTCCATCCTGTACCTGCACCTGTGCTTAATAATCTAGAATCTTCTTCATTCTTTGCTCCTCCAGACAATGGACTACCTGTTGATCTGTTCCATCTTCTTTCTTTTGATATTTTTACTAATGATTTGTTTAATTTTGCCACTTTGTTTAGTTTCTTTTTTAACTTTTCAATCTCTTCTAACTTACCATCTGTTAAATCCTCTAATGGTTGTTCCTTAGATTGTGCTGCTTTTAGTCTACTAATAAGATCTTTTCTCATTTTGGGATTTTTAACATCTCTTATTAGATTGTCTATTAACTTTTCTAGTTCTCCCATATATAAAAGAGGTAGTGTTTGTATTTAAATTTAACCGAACATAGCCTTTCGTAAGTTCTTACCTACATCCATTACATGCCATGTTCCGCCTGCTGACATGGCTTTACATGCTAAAACAAGACTGTCTGGATAGTCGTCATGTTCATCTGATTTAATTTTCATTATACCTGTCTCGGTATATTCTCTTCGTAAATAGGACAGTTGGTATATCAGTTTATTAACCTGTTTTAGTTTAATCCTGTGGTTCTCAAACAACAGTCTTAGGTTCTTATACATCTCTGCCTTCTCCTGTAATGAAAATATGACACCTCTTACTGGTGTTCCTTGTGCTCTAGCCAAGTCTACCAAACCTCCACCAAGTCCAGTCTCATCCACGAAGACTGTTTCTATATTATATTTTCTACAAAAGTCCTGTATTCTGCCTGATACCTGAACTACGTTAGATTGTGCTTCATGTTCTACCTCCTCTATAAATGCTACATCATTACTGTCCACACCTATTACTGTAAATACTGTCTCGTCTCTACCTGTTCTTGCTACGTCTACACCCATGTAATATGTGACTCTGCCTTTAGGTTTATAGTCAGTAATAGCTTCCATGATAAGACTGTTAGGAATAAGGGCATCACCAATATCCAGAAAGTTACCTTCGATTTCCTGTACGTATGCATCTCTAGTCAAGTTCTTGATTTCCTCTACAAACGCAGGATCGTCATTGATCATAGGGTTATCAAGTGATGATACGTGAAACTCTGTCCATACACCGTCTGGTTTTGTAGGCTTGGAATTCAAACATGCCTCATAGAAATAACCTGCCTTACTGAATGGCGTGGATGTCAGCCATACTCTTGACTTTGTAGCCATACCAGAAGGTAGAAAAGCCTTTAGTATATCTGTCTTAATAAAACTGCACTCGTCAGCGATAATTACGTGTGGAGAATAACCTCTCAGTCCTGTACCTGTCTCACCAGTTGCTCTTGTGATAATCTTACTCATACCTGAGTTGTCTAAGAAGTTAATCCAAAGTTCTGATTGTGTGTTCCTAACCACGTATGAACGCAAGAAATCACTGTTCATCACAAGCGTTCTGATTCTGTCAAACATGATACTAGCCTGATTTTGTGTAGGTGCTGCTATGACTATGGTACAGTCTTTAGATACTGTCTCTAATAACAAGGGAGCAAAGAAGGCAAAGTGAATTGTCTTTACTGCTGTAGACATTGTTTTTCCTACTTGTCTACCAGAACGATATACTATGAATCTTTCTTGACAGTCAACATAATTCTTATTATATTCAAACAGTTTATGATCTAGAAATATCTCACTAAACTTGCTAGGCTTTGTAATACAATCTGTAAGAGATTCCACAAAATTTTTTCTCTCTTCTATAAAAGTGTCTGTTGGTTTTACCAAATTAATCACTGGCTTTCTGAGCCTTTATCTGTCGGAAGATAGACTCTATGTCTCCTTGTTTGTTAAATCTTTGTTCTTCACTAACTACTATTTTGCTTGATATCTCTCCTATAGTGTTTATAATTTTAAGTAAAGTATTGACCTCTGATTTAGTATTTCTGTCTGGTATGTTGCCATCAAATTTTGATTCTGTCAATGCCATTAGTACATTTTCAAACGATAGTTTTGCTAACATGTCTAGCATTGTTTTTACATGTTCTGGATTACGTGTATCTAATTCATTAATTAATTGTACAAAGTCCTTCCTAATTGCACACATAGCACCTGCCTCATATTTTGGACATTTGCCATTTCCTCCTGTATCTATTGACCTGTATACACACTGATCACATAGAGCAGGTATGTTTGCTGTCTTTAGATGTTTTGCAGAGTTGAACGGTGATACTGTTTTTCTACCATCAACAACAACTTTTGCTCCTTGTTCGTCTAATGGCTGAATTTTAAATATATCAGACATATAAATCAGTTAAAAAAACAAATATTTAAAGATTAAAATTGTCTTCTAATATGTTTAATTGCTTGCACATTGGCATGTAAAGAAGTGCAAATGGTGCTTTGAGCAACGCATAGTATTCTCCATCAAGTATATCATTCTTATTTACGTTGATAATTTCTAAATATTCCTTGTGTATTTCACAGGCGTGGTTAAGCATAGGCTTCATAGACTTTCCCTTCTCTCCAAAGAACATGAAGTTAGTAGAGTTATTGTTCCATACCTCACATTTTTTTGACATGGCTGCTGATATCCATCCTGAAGTATCTAATGATTCAAACTGTCTTGTCTGTGAAACATACCTTCCTTTTGCAAGTCCGTGATATTTTAGATTAGCTGGTAGTTTTCTTATCTGATCTTCTGTTTCTTCTCTTCCATGTATCTCTCCTAAACACACATAGGAATCTGATTCTGGTCTTAGCTGTGACAGATGATGAAGATAGTTTTCCTGCAATACTGGTATTGTCCAGTCTATTCCCATCTCCCTTTCTTTTCTGTAATACTTTAGTGTCTCATTCATATTGTAAAAAACGTCAAACTGAGTTGCGTAGTCATATGATTCTCTGTGTTTTTTTAGCAGTTCATAGTACCTGTCAGGATCAGTCTTTGTTCCTGCGACCACAAATATCTTATCAAATTTGTCTCTAAATTTTGTAATATTGGCGTAAGAATACTTGAATGATAACATCACATTTTTTACCTTGCACTGCTCAAGTGCTTCCATATGTGCCTTGTTGTTACCGTTGAAATATATTTTCAATATTTACTTAACCTGCACCAATTATCTTATGACAGTGACAGTCACATTTAATCAGTCCTGCATATTGAACTGGACAAGAATGATGCATTTTTCTTTTACATGCAGGGTATATCATTTTTCGTTCCATTTTTTCCTATTGTCTTCAAAACAAGTTGAAGCAAAAGGACACATACCGTCACATAAGAAACATTTTGTTCTCTCAGGTAGATTACATTCTACCATAGAATCTTTAAGTATACGTGCTTTGTTAACCATGTCAGCCAATGTCTCTTCTATAGGCTTTAGTTTGAATGATATTACTGATGGTTTGTCTCTAGAATCTTTTTCAATTCTATTTGATATGTAAACTACACATCCAAATTCTGCATCTATGTCATAACACTTCTTAAGCAATACTCTGTATCTGTTGATCTGAGCTACGTGTGACTCACTTGCTTTAGATGTAGCCCTGCTGAAATAATCAATAGAGCCTGTTGTTTTTTTATCGCATATGACCCACTTGTCTCCTACCTTTACCAAGTCATCTATACTTCCGTATATTATGTCAAGGTGTTCAGGATCTTCTGGTGGTATCTGTAATGCTTCTTCTCTTGTCAATGGCTCGTCTTTGACATAGTTGTATGCTAAGAATTTTTCATGATGCTGTGGTTCTGCAATCATTGAATTTGAGTGTACCACTTGTCCAAAATATAATGACTTCATATCTTCAGTACTCATCGTATGTGGTGTGATTTTATTATAAACTACATTCCTCATACATGGTTTTATTACATCTGATACATGTATGACACCTAACCTTTCAGTTTTCAATGCTTCCATCTGTGATCTTCTAAAACCAAAATATATTTCGTCTTGT